TGGCGATGCTGTCAAGCGTATTGAGGAGCGAGACCGCCATTGAGGTTAACCGAGGAATCATGCGTGCATTCGTTGCCGTCCGGCAGATGATAGCCGCCAATCCGGTTGCACTGCGACTCTCCACTCTTGAAAAGAACTTCGAGGAACTAAAACAAGACCTGGAGGAGATTTTTACTGACTACAACGACATCAACGAGGACACTCGCGCACAGTTGGAGGCAATCAACACGACCCTTGCCGAGCTTCAGAGCAAAACAAGAAACACTCCACACCGCCGCATCGGGTTCAAGACGGATCCAGACGGAGAATGACCGATTTGATTTCTTTGATTTTAAAGAACGGATTTCCGGCATTTAGAAATTATCCCCGGTTGAATCATATTGTCAGCCGGGGATTGTCGTATGGAGTGTATGGGATTAATGGTGATGCAAAGTTAGTTAATCCAAGCGAAAGAATCAAAGAAAACCTATTCTCATTATCTCTTCGTCCGTCATATCAACGCTATCATCGGTATATTTCTCAAAGATGCCTGTCAGCACGTCCGGCGCATCGTCATGCGCGTTGCGGCCCTCCTTGCGATATGATATGACCGCCCTTGCGAAGTCCGGCCACCGTCTTTCCCAATCTTCTGGGAAAACTATCATGTTGTTGACATCGTTGGAGTGGGTGAAAATACGGACGTTCTTGTTCTGAGTCTGTGTGAAGGTGTCGAAGTAGGTGTGGGTGTTGCCCATCTGCCGTGTAAGGCTCTCGACATTCCTTGCAAAGCCGCGCCCCCCGTTGTTGCTCTCGATGTGGCAGGTTTCGGGTCTGTGCTTTGCCAGCATCTCGGCGACCGCAGGCTCGGTGAACTCCATCGGCTTCTTGGTGTAGATTACATCGGTCGCATAGATGGCGTCTGAATGTTCCTCATAGCAGACAGCACACAGGTAGTCCGCCCCGGTGTCTGCTGTATCGACATAGCATTTCCTTGTGCCACTCTTGTACGGCAGTTCTGAATATGTCTTGAATTTCCGGTACATAAGACCCTCCAACGGTTGCGGATTCTGCATATACTGCGTCTGGAAGATTATCGGGTCAATGCGTTCAAGCTCCCTCAGTTCCTCAATCGTGTGCTTATGCTCCCACAACGCTTTCTCCTCGCCATTCTCATCAGTGTAGATGCAAGACAGAGACAGCACTTTCCATTCGTCCGGCTCGGTCTCCATAAGGTAGCCGCAGAGGTCATGCTCGTGAAGCCGTTGCATGATGATGATTATCGGGGTGTCCCGGCTGTTGACACGGTTGCGGATAGTGGTCTCGAATCTTCGGTTCACTTTCTCGCGGAGGTTGTCATTGAGCGCGTCTTCCGGCTTGATAGGGTCATCAATCACTATCGCGCCGCCGAACATCTTGCCGGGACGCGGAGCGAACTCTTCAATGGCTTCTGCCTCGTCTGCCTCGGATTGCACGAGACCCGCGCCGAAGCCTGTCACCTGTCCTCCCGTGGAGACGGCATAAAGTCCGCCGCCCATGTCTGTGTACCACTTCTTATTGTTCCTTGTCGTCACATTCACTCCGAAAAGCTGCATGATCGTGGGGTCATTCAGAGTCTCCCTTATCTCGCGACTGCTGTCAAGGACCAAATCATCGGAGTAAGACAGATGGATGAACCTCGCCTTTGGATTGAGGCACAGTCCATATTCGATGAAAGACTTGACCGCCAACTGTGTCTTGCCATAGCGTGGAGCGATGTTGATGATTAGTCGCTTTATCTCTCCTCGTATCACTTTGTCGAGTGCATCACAGATAAGACGGTGAGGTCTGCCGACAATGAACTTGTTCCCGGTTGCATTCTTGAAAGCGAACCGGGTAAAGTTCAGGACAGAGCCGAAACACATGGATTTCAGGGCATCGCCGTAATGGATTGGCTTAATCTCTCCCATTATCAATATTCCTCGTCAAATGTCTCTCTGAAATTCTTTATCTCATCGGGAGTGAGTATGCGGAACAGATTGACACCGTTCATGTCTTTGCCATTGGTGGTGATGTCTATGCTGTCACCGAATCCCTCCTTGCGTCCGAGTGTGCCGAGGAGATAGCGGACCATAAAGCTATCGGGGCGTTCTATCCATCCCACAACCCTGCCGTCTTGCACATCGGGAATGCCAAGGGCGAGGACTCTTGCCGTGGAGAGGCAGTCATCAAAAAGTGAACCACGCGAATCTTCAATTACGGCTTTATATTTTTCATCATCGTTTATCCACGTATAAACCTGCGTCCGGCTTACACCGAAAGCCTTGGCAACCTTTGTTATATTGCCTCCGCACTTTTCTGCCGCCTCCCTGAACTTCGTTAATTTAGGTCGCATAATCTGTCAATTATAGATATGACACATGATCATCCGCATGTAGTCACAGCATATTCCCAAACCTTTATTATTGTCATTATTCAATCATTTCAAGCACGTCACTTCCTTTGATAAACCTGGAGTCCTCTCCGATACCTGCCAACTCGCAGAACATCCGTTTCTCCTCTGCGTTGGCAAAAGAAACCGTGATGTAAGCTTCTTGGTCGGCATACCGTTCCGAGGCTCGTTCCATTGCCTTCTGTTTCTTCTCCTTGATGTCGGCTTTCGCGTTCGTGGAGTTTTGAATGGCTTTAGAAGAATCCTCTAAATTGCCGCCGCGCTCTAACGATTGGTTATATCGGTCATCTTCATGTATGAGGTCGTTATTACCTACCTCATCAAGAGTCAGCAAATCAGAGAAATCAGTGATTTCAACAGGTGTTTCCACGGCGTCGGGGAGATATGCGGCAATGTTCTCGATGTCGTAACCGTCGAGACCTGCCATCACCGGGTCAATGTCTGCATAATACTCCGCAATGAGCGCATAATCCGCTTTTGTGTTGCCGAGTGCCATATATGTCAGCTGCTCTTTCTCCTGCTTCTCTGTCAGCGAAACAGACTCAACTTTTATTGAGTAGTCCTTATCCGGCGAACCGTCGTAACCGTGGTGTAGGTCGAGAGCCATCACCCTGCGGTGTCCGTCAACAAGATTCCCGGTGGTCTCGTTCCATGTGATGCCTCCGAGAAAGCCGACACGCCTCAGATTCTTCAACTGCTCCTGAATCTTCTTATCGCTGTGCTACTTCGGATTGCATGGGTTGAGGTGAATTTGCGACCGCATTATCTCCGTTGTCGTGCTCTGCTTAATCTTCTTTGCCATTGTCGTAATCAAACAGTTTTCGTTCAGCAAGTGGAAACATTTCCAGAACCTTTCTCAAATCACCGGGATATTCTTTGCGGAGGTACAGCAAATAATTGAGGTCGTTGACATCACATCCACTGCTTTGCGCCTTGCCTCCATAACTTTCCGGTTTAATCAGTCCTCGCTCGTCAATGAACCTCAGCACATCTGTGTTCTTGTACTTGGATAGTGGATAGACTTTCTTCGTCTGCTCGTTGACAGCCTCGTCCGTATAGGTCTGAAGCATCAGCCGACGATTGAGGGAGTCCGACTTCTTGAAGCCATAAAACGCCCAGTCAATCCCGGTGCGCTCCCTTGTGATGTCTGTGAGCTGCCCGAGGTTGTAAAGTTTCTGCCTGGGGTTGCACTTGCATCCGAGATACCCGGTGCGTATGTAGGAGTAAACGCCATAATGCGGCATCTGGACAAACCGGGCGTTGCTGTATCTCCGCTGCGCCCACTCGATATAACGAGCCGTATGCTCCAATCCGGGCACGGTGTACATGAACGCGCAGACGATGTCCTGGAAGTGGGGAGACATCAGCTCCAAAAGGGCGATACTGTCCTTGCCGCTTGCGGAGTGGAACAATATCGCCCTGTCGGTCTGCGATGCAACGTGCTGAATAATCTCGGTTGCCTTTCTCATGGGAGATTATCGCACTACGTTCAAGTTGCCTCCGGCGTTGCGGCTGCTGGTTCTGATTCTGCCCCCGGTGGGAGTGTACATTGTCACTTCTGCCATAATTTTTAAGAATTTAAAGGTGAATAACTAATATGCTTCAACCGCCATTTCAGACGGCCAAATTTGTATCAATGATTTCTCCAAGTCTTATGATGAATATCTGGCTGTCAATTTCAGCCTCAACTTCATGCCCGAACTCTTTTAAGAACTCTTCGTCAACAGTGTACCAAATTATTGCCTTTACCTCGCAGTCAACAAACCATTTGTTGTTGTATGGGTAAAAATGAACCCTCTTGAACTGCTTTATTCCGGTCGCTAAATATGGGTCTTGCGGGTCTTCAAACGTACATAGACGTTTCGCCCAATGGTCGCTGAACGTGCGATATTCACGAACCTTTTCACCCCGCAATATTTCAAGCGCATGAGCCTTGCGAAGTGGTATGTTCAAAACACCGTCTGTGTCTTGCAACACCTTGTTTTTAGAATCTGTTGCCATTATCACAAATTGTTTTTATTATCACATACAAAGTTACAAAAACATTTTCAACCCGACAAATGATAATCGGCGTTAACGCCTTGTGGATAAAGATATTTATAAAACAAGGTACGGCTACAATCACTTGCGACCGTACCTCTTGGCTTGAATGTATAATGATAAAAACACGAGTCATATCAGGAATCCGGCATTGCTGAAATATAATCCGCCTTTGGGTCTGAACACGCCATTTTTGGCAATGTTGCCGGAAAAATCATAGAACCGTCCGAATGCAATTATATCGCCATCATCGTTCATGAACCCGAACCGCGAATCACCGCGAATGCTTTCAACGGCATTTATGAACTGTTTAGAGCCGTAGCCGAATCGGTCTGAACTTGGTGAAAACAACAATCTGAACGCTGTTTCGCTGTCGGTCTTGTCTTTCAACGTCTGAATGTCCAACACGCCATTATGAGCGAAAATTAAGCCGTTAGTCTCGTCTCTGAATGGGTGGCAATTGTTTGGCTTGATACTGCCATGAGTGGCAAGCCGGAAATGAATCATCATCGCTTTGCCTTCATCAAGTGAATAAAGCGAATCAACAAACTTTTTATAATCAAGTGTCTTGAACGGTTTTTGACCTTGAACGGCATAGCCGCACCCGTGCGGATTTCGCCTGGCACATTTGCAAAGGGTCGTATAATCCGGCAATTTAACGCCTTTGGGTTTCAATATGAGTATGCACATGATAAATTTATTTATAGACGGCAAACCACGCCATTTGAGGCGTGAATTTGCCATCGTTGATACATCTTACTGCTGTGTTGCTAATTGAGCCGTGCGAGCCTTGAAATAAGCCTTTTCGGTGGCATTCAAGAACGGTATGTCGTCAATGCAGGCGCAATTTTCAACGCTATGGTTTTTTGAGTATGCGAGTAACTTCTGCAAGAATGAGAGCCACATTTCAATCTTCTTGAACTCTACCGTACCGCTGTGCTGTCTGAACTCAACGGTCTTGTGCCGTGCGTACGCCTCAACGTTGATTTTCATGTACCGCGTTGAAAAATACCGTGCGATTTCATCAACTGAATTGCAATGCAATATCGTTGCTTCAAGTCTTGGCATGAGAGCCACTGAACGGCAAAAGCAATTGTTATTGCCGCGCCTTGATTTCGGCATGAAGCCGTCAATCATGCTTTCAAGTCTTGCATAATTGATTATCAGATTGCGCCAATGCTCAATCGTCATGTCCTTTGCGTCCAAATGAACATGCAAACCACATGATTTATTGACCGTTGCGCCAATCGCTTCAAGTGCATCGCAAACCTCTTTGAGAGCCTTTTTGCCGTCCTTGCCTTTGAGGATCGGTGAAACGATTTCGGCGGTCTGACCGCCGACCAATGAGCCGTCATGAACTATCTTGAAATAATGGTCGTTGTCTGTGTGATTGTAGCCCTCTTCTTGGATTTCAACGCCATTGCGTCTTACCATATCCATGAGCGCGTGACGGTCAACGTTGATGCACTCAATCTCAACGCCAAAAGTGACTTCTTTCGGCGTGCGTGCCTTTCTTTCCGGCTTGTGCATTTCAAGAATGCGGATTGCTTCTTGTGTCGGTATATTAAGCATATATACCAAATCTTCAAGACGCTGGATGTAAGAACCGCGTCCGGTGGCTATCGCTATCGCTTGTTGCTGTAATGTCTGTGCCATATCATTAAACATTTAAGTTATTTTTTATATTGCAAAGTTATACTTAAATATTTAATCTACCAAATATCAAATGTTAAAAAATTATAATTCTATATTTAATATTGCTCTTATGCATTCTACCTATACGTTTAATTTATTAATTTTGTAACCGTAAAAACAAATTAGCCTATGAGTATAAGATTGAAGGAGGTGCTATCTGAGAGGGGCATCACACAAAAGGAACTTGCGGAGAGGCTGGGAATCTCCGTGGTCGGGATGTCGAAGATTGCGACAGGCAATCCTACGGTGGAGACACTTGAAAAGATAGCAAAGGCTCTTGACATTGAAATGTGGGAGTTGTTCAAAGCACCGGAAGACAAATGCTCCGGGGCGGTGACGTGTCCTCACTGTGGGCATGCCCTAAAATTCTCCGTTGAATGACAAATCAATTAAATTCACTGTAATCATGAAAAATCCGCAGATACTTGAAGTGATAAGCGCAAAGGGAGTGACGATGCTTGATGTTGCCTCCAAAATCGGCATGACATACGATGAGTTTGCACAGTACGCCACGACTCCGTTCGATGTGCCGGAGGAGGTGATAAACAAAATCGCCGGAGTGCTGGGCGTGGATGCCGCAGACTTCTCCGGCGATAGGTATAAGAATTTGTGATGAGGTCTCTCGCGTGCGCGTAGAACGTCAGCTTTCGTCAATCAGACAGAGTCTTACAAATGGAGTCTCAAAACGGAAAGAGTCTCGGATTGTAGTTCCGAGGTCAAACTATCGAGTTGGGACTTCATTTTTCTTGTTTCGACTCCCCTTGGGTCTGCCTCGACCTCGTTTCCTGGGTGCGGATTTGTTATAATTCGCAATCTCCCTCATCAACATCTTCTCCCGCCTGAAATTCTCGCGCACCTCCTTGCCGAGCATGTCCTCGATATTCTCCCTGCGCCGGATTTCCTCCTCAAGCAGAAATTCCAACTCCCCGACCCTCTCTTTCCGCTTTTCGGCAACCCATTCCAATTCTTGAATCCGTTTCTTGTATGCGGAAACTATATTCCTGACACTTTCCCCAATGATGGGGAAATTTGAAATTGCCTCACCGAACTGAACTGCGGCTTCCCTGCCGTCCGGGTGTCTGCGGGGAAGTGCCGTTCCCGGCATCTTGTCAAGGTCGAGCCGGGACAACTCATTTTTGAGTCTCCGCCAATATTCCGGCGGTATCATTTCCAATATTGCCATAAAATTATACTGTTTGCAATGTAAATACTTCAACTTCAAAGCCGAGGTCTTTCAACTGCTTGATGCGGTACTCTTGGAGCGGACGGGGCTTGCATCCCGGTCGCTTGACCTCAAAGAACCTCGCCACGCCATCTTTCAGAG